ACCCCCATACTTTTTTAAGGCTTGCCTGGCATGATTTCCTTATGCAGTCAACCGTCTCATGTTGGTATGCTCGATAAATGATTTGACCCTATCGTATTCCCAGCCACAATCCACAAGACCGCTGACAAGGCACTCCATAGACTGCACTGCCCGCAGTTCCTCTTGCGTGAAACAGTCCCGCAGGCTGTCCTTCCTGCTAATCCCATACTTCTCGCGCAATTGGTTCGCATTCATCCCAAAAAGCACCTTATAGATGCAGTTGGTATAGGTCGAATATGCATGCCCGTGCATCCTCTCATTTTCGGTGGACTGCTGGAGTGCTTTGGTGAGGGCTTGCCGTACAGCGATACCCTTTTCGCGCTCAATCAGCTTACCCCGCAACGCGGTTTCCATAGCGTTGAACTGCTTAATATAAGCTTCTTTGAACTTCATAGCCAGTTCGCCGGTGTAACCCATCACCAGAATAGTAAAGCCGTCACGGGTCATAATGCAGGCTTTTTGCGTCCGGTTCCTGGTGTCGGTATAAGTAATATCGCCAAAATTGGCGGCATTAAATTCCGGGCTGCATCCAAGCTCATGAATATCGCGCATAACTTTGTCATGAGCTTTCCCGAACGTCTCCGCAACATCCAGGCTGGTGCATGCCGCGCGTTCCTCGCGGCCGAACCTCATAATTTCTACCAACATTTTAATCAATCCTTTCTGTTGATTTTGCTTTGTGTCTATTTTGCGGCATATGCTTTCAAGACATCCTCTTCCGCCTCGGTATACTTTGTCTTCAAATCCACCAGAGCGCGGTTCCTTCGGTACCATTCCCGGTCAGACTTGTCCAGGCTCTTTCCCCGGGCCAGACGGTCCCGGACGCGCACGATCTGGGAAAAGGTGCAGTCGCCGCCGATTTCATAGTAGGCGGACACGAAACTCCACCAGTGCATATATTCCGCCGCTCGTATTTCCTGCCCGCAGACGCGGTTGACAGGGGCCACGATGTACTGAAAATCCTGCTCCCAGTCCATCAGCTTCGGCGCATGCTTGTCCCCCGCGTCCTCGCTGCCGCAGTTGATGAACCACATACATTTGTCCAGGGCCTCCTGGTAATGCTCTGGGGGCATGTCCTCAAAGGAGGGATAGAAGATATCCAGAGCGGCAAGGGCCTTGTCATCGTTGGTTAGCTCCGGGTCATTCAGGGCAATGCAGATGTCAAGAATTGCCCGGTAATCCGACCTGATTTCATACTCTTGGCCCTGGATATCTACGGAAGTTGGGAGATCATAAATCATTAGATTTATTTCTTTGACCAGCGAGCCGTGTACTTCTGTATGCGCGGATTTGTCATTTTGGACTCTCTGGCGAAGCTGGTGTCGATCTCGTCCATAATCGAAAGCATCAGGTTCGCCCAGACCGGCAGGCCATCCGCCAGGGCGTAAACGTTCATGCCGCCGAACAGGGCATCGCAGACAGGAACGCCAAGAGCCTCGTCAATCATCCCACGCATTTCGGCGTCACGCTTCCGGGCAATCTCGAAGATTTCCTTCTTGTCCGCCATCCTGTCGATCTCCGCTTTGTACGCCTCCTGCTTCTTGTCCAGTGCGTCAAACGTGTTGAAAAGCCGTTCCACAAAGGCGCTGTCGGTCGGGTTAAAGGAAACTTCGCAGCTGTCATTCAGCCTATATGCGGCAACGCCGGTATCAAATCGAATGTCAGGCATTTATACACTCACGCTCCTTCCGGCGAAAAGGTTACCTTGCCGCCCGCAACGGTCACGGAGCCGACGGTCCTGGTACCGCCGTAGGTCACGTCAATGGGCATCCCGATGTTGCCGCCGCCCTCGCCGCCAAGGCCGGTCGGCTTGACCATGCACGACTCGTACCGTTCCGCGAAGTTCGCGTAATGGTGGACGATCAGCATGTCCTGGTTGGTCAGCGCCTGCGCGTCCTGCTTTACAACGGCAAGGTTCCAAATCTTCTTCTGTGCCTCATCACTGCCGTCCAGCTCCCAGGGGTCAAAGGACTGGGTAATCACCGGCTTCTTCATGGACGTCCAGTTGCTGCCGAGAATGTCCTGACTGGTTTCCTCACCCCAGTCGTATTCGGCGGAGCTGTCGGTGACGCGCTTCCCAATGGGGGACCAGACCGGCGTTGTGTTGTCCCCGGTGTTCAGATAGGCGATTAACAGCTCTCGGGCTATGGTTTGGCCCGGCGTTGTGTTGAAAGCGTAGTCTGCCATTTATACATTCACCTCGTATTGCATTTTCATAAGTATCTGGTGGTCCTCGTCGCCGTTTTCGTACGCGGCAAAAACGGCGGAGCGGGTGGTTGCCTCAATGCTTGTGACGCGCTTGTTTTCCCCGATGTCCGGGCGCTGCGTCCTGGCCCAGTCGCCAAAGCGGTCAAGCAGCTCGTCCGCCTCCAGGCGCATATTCGGGTTGTTCCCCGGCTTAATCCGGTAGATGATTTTAAACTGAAGCTCGGCCTTGTATCCGCCCAAAATGTAACGCTGAAGAATGTAGGTGCTCTGGATGGTGGAAAAGGCCATGCATGGCGCGTCCGCAACCAGCTGCTCATAGTTGACGGCCAGCAGTCCCGCGAGATCGTCCGGAAGCTCCGGAAAGGTGTTGGACCATGCAACCATCCTGCGGGTTACCTGATCCTCTTCTTCCCGTGCAACCAGGGAAACGGGCTTTTTATTTAAGTCCATTCTTCACCGCCTTGTCCGCAACGCGAAGCCACTTTTCAAGGTTTTGTGACTTTGAGGTTTCATACCAGTGATCCTGTGCATTTGGGTGGACAGCATGGTTAAAAACCAGATTTCTGTCTGTTGCATGCAGTTTAGAGCCTTTGGGAAACCGAATGACCTCATTTCCATGCCGATCCACAAAATGATTTGGCCCATTTCCGTGTTCATCAACCATAACCTTCCCGTAGTATAGATAACGGGCATAGGGGGCTGGATAAATAACAGAATCGCCAACGACCTCTGTTCTATTGACCAGTGACTTATTAAGGGCAGGGACAAAAGGTTCCGTATCCTTCTGGACTTGTATCGCAACCACATGTTCTGCTTTTCCTGATACCTGAGCGATTTTTTTGTCGAGTTCGCTGAATCCACTTGTTTTTACAGAAAACTTGAGGGTCGCCATTAAGCCCCACCAACTTCCCAGTGCATCATCGAGCCGCCATAGTCCTTCATGTCGATTTTGGTTATGTTGTAAACATCGTCATAGGCGGTTTCAAGGAACTGTATCGTCTTGTCGGCTTTGTCCGGCACGACCACATTCCCCTTTACAAAGCAGTCGTCAGGCCCGGTCCTCAGCGTCCAAACCCCCGTCTTATCATCCATGCGCCAGAACGCAACCGGCTCGACATACTCTTTTGGGTTCCCAGTCAGGCCGTCCACCGCCTCCACGGAAAACGGGATGTACAGGATTACCGCGTCCGCCCCTTCCAGGCCGCTTGTACGGACGTTCTCCCCCTTCGAGGCAGACAAAAGGACGCCTTTCAGGACGGTTGTATAGACGTTCGTGACGGTCTTGATCGTTTCCGGGTCTACCTCCTTCACGATGTTGTACACCGTCACGGTGTGCGGGAACATACTCACAGCATCCCGCCTCCTGTCATGCCCTCATGGCGGCACCTTCCGATCCCGCGATACAGCAGCCCGGTCAGCCCAAGATACCGCTGTGCAATCTCGGCAAGCCCGGATTGCGCCGCCGCTGCCGCATTCGCCGCAGCCTGTGCGCTGTCTCCGCCGCTCAGGTAGCTTTGTGACCAATCTCCGACACTCTGGCTTGACAGCTCCCCCTCGGAGGACGCAAGGGCATTTCCAAGACTTTTCCGGGCCAGTTTCTGGGTCATCTCGATCACCTGATATTGCTCCGCCAGAGCGCAGCAGGCCATTTTGACGGTTTCCAGTTGGGGTCTGGCCTGCGCCCGGCCCTGCGTGATATAGTCGATATACTGACTTCCACGCAAGGCCAGACGGGGAAAATCAGCCTCTTCGATGGACGCGCCGAAATATTCATTTTTGTAAAAATCGTAGTCGGCGTAAGCCATCAAACGGCCTCCTTAATTGCCGCCAGGATATCAGCCTTCAACATTGCGCTGCTGACACCGCCAATGCCGTTCTCTTCCGCATAGTCCAATAATTCAGACTTGGTCATTTCGTCAAGATCGGCAGCGGACGGCGCAGGCTCACTCAGCAGCGCCTTTACCCCCCCGCGTTTGCAGGTGCGTACACCGCGAACGGAGACCGCTTGGATTCATCGGGCTGGAACGCGTTGATCGGATTGGGGATTTCCCAGCCCAGGCGCATGACGGCGCGGAGGGCAACCATGTCCTGCTGTGCCAGGGAATAGATCACTTCCTTGGTGTTGGGGTCGATGATGGTCGCCTGATCGAGGACCTTGTATGTAATGTCCTGCCGGATTGCATAGACCAACTGTGAGAAGTCCCCGGCGATCATCAGTGCCTTTTCAAAATCGAACGCGCCGTTCATGGGGAAGGTCATGGGAATGCCGTCCAGGGCATACTGGGTGGCGCCCTGCATATCGGTCTTGAAGACCGGCTGCCCGGTCGTATCCTTCAAGCCGCGCAGAACCGCACGCATTTTCACCGCGCCCATGATACCGGTGGCGGGGAATCCGGATTCCTCCACCTTCGCGATCACGCCGTCCACTCCCAGCAGATCAGTGAACGTGTCGTTCGTGGCGGTCACGACTGAACCTGCCGCAGAAGCGGTGTCAAAGATGGAATCGCGCCACGAGGAAGGCTTATCCACGCCGAACAAAACGGCTTCATCAATCTTCTGCCCGAACGCCTCGACAAGCCGGGGCCGCACTTCTCCCCAAATGTCGTAATCCGCATCATCCAACACCGCCTCGGGGATAGGCACAATGACGGCCAACTCTTCTGCGTAGATCCGCTTCTTGTTCCACGCCATTTTGGTGGTCTGCTTTACGCCGGTGTCCCCGTCCACCCAGTAGGCCATCGGGAGCATATCGAGCACATTCATAGTCTGGGTCTTGCTGGTCATGTTGGGGAGTCTGCGCCCCATCTGGAGCACAGCGGAACCCTGCGCCACTCCCTGGATGATCTCTTTCGTAACCGGCTCCGGAATGAGGCCGGCCGCGTCTGTTCTGGAAATAAATTCGTTTGCCATGTTGTTAAATTACCTCACTTTCTTGCGCCTCGGATGAGGCTGTTCATTTGTTCGTTTGCTGTTTTTGCAGCGGCCCCGCCGCTCAAAGGCCCAGCCATGTCCACACGGACTGTGGCCGGTTTCTCCGGCTCCTGGGGAGCATGGTCCTTGATGTACTGCTCTGCCGCCTT